CATTTGTTATATCCGTTATTTCATCAGAATAATCATTGAAAATATTTTCAAACATATTATTGTCAAATGAAGCTATAGATAAATGAGAATTAATACTTGTATTATGTTGTATCGTAATTGGTTTTAGTTTTGGTTCATCCTGAAACAAATATTCATAATCATCGATTTTAAATAATACATTCTTGTTTTTAACAAAAAAATCAGAATTATTCAAATAATCAATATCATCAAATACATTTACCGCAAAATCATTTTTAATTCCCAAAAAAGACCCATAATAATCTACTCCATGAATAAAGTTATGAGTATGCATAACTTGGCTAATTAAATATAAGAAAAATCCATCCACATAGGCCGCATTATTTGTATCCATAAATTTAGAATGACAATTGTCAATCGTTGAAGTTAATTTTGGAAGCGAATATAGTTTCTCATCTGCTATATTATATTTTCCAATCAAATACTTGTATGGATCTAATAATGGCGCCATCTTGAAAAATACGTTTTTATCTTTTACTTTATTATTGTCATTTTTAAGTCTGCAATTATATAGTCTATCATCATCTTTTGTTTGTTTATTTACACTGGAAATAAACCATTTATTATTTAGATTAATACTATTGTAATTGGTATCATTCAAAGAGAAAAATCGATTATAAATGGGAATGTAATTTTGGAGTTTAGAGAGAAAGAGTGAATTTGGTTCTTCTAAAGTTTTAAACAAATCCGCATTTTTCCTTTTTTGATAGTTAATATGAATCATACTTTAGCTACTTAATATATAAATTAAATCACTTTTTAACTTATTATTTTCGTAATAGATTAATTTAAAAATTGAATAATATTTTATGTTAAAATTGTAATATTAATAATTAACTTTTCAGGTATTTGATTTTACTAAATCAAACCTTATAATGAATGAAATAACAAATACAACGTTGAAAATAAATTTTACATTACATGAACTAAAATCACTTATTATTGATAATATAGAAGAAGCACATAATAATAGTAATTGTAATGCTTTATCAAACTGTACACAATATAACATATGGCATGATCCATTAATTAACTTTTATAAAAAAAATAAAACAATAAAACCTACAATGGTAGATAAATTGTGTTTTGTTATTTTATTGTCATATCCAAAACATATTATTGAAAGTTTAGATGATATTTCAGATATTAAATTGTTTAGTCATGATAATACTGATTTTATTTATAAAGAAGAATTAAGTTTTAATTGTATTGATAATGAATTTGAAAATTATGATTGTATATGTAGTTATACAAAATTACATAAAATTCATATTGTTGAAAATAAATATTCTGGAATACGTCTTCAAGTTGGTTCAGAATGCATAACAAATAGTAACTTAATATCAAATGAAGAAATAACCAAATTAAAACAAATAGAAAAGTTGTTAAAAGAACAACGAAAAGAGATTAAAGAAGGTAAACCGATTGGTTATTATAAAGAAGAACAAAAAAGAACAAAAGAAGAACAAATTAGAAAAAAAAAAGAAAAAGAACATGAAAAAATACAACAACAAATAAAAACAGGAAATTTTAAAATATGTTATAATTGTGTTATAAATATTGTTGATATAAGAAAAGGTAATTTATGTATTTGTAATAAATGTAAAAATAATAATTATGAAGAAATATGTTATCAGATACAAACTCATGAATTTAATGAATGTGAAAATTGTAACAATAAATTCATAGATGTAAAACAACAGAATCCTTACTTATGTAAAAAGTGTAAAACCCACTATAAAATAATTAAATGTCGTATTATGTCATGTTCAGTACCAATGATGGTTAATATAAATAACAATACTGAATTTTGTGATGATTGTGAAAAAATAATAATTAAATGTATTGATTGCAACTATGGTTTTATACAAAATAAATGTGAAAATAGATGTGAAGGTTGTCAATCTAATTATGATAATAATTTAGTTAATAAAACATGTTTTTCGTGTAATGAAGTAATGGTTATAAAACAAACAGAATTATGGCGTGGATATCACAAAAATTGTTATAGAGATGTACAATGTCAAATTAAAAATCCTCCTAAATGTAAATGTGGATTAGATATGATTGAAAGAACAATTAAACAAGACGGACCGAACAAGGGACGAAAAGCATTAGGTTGTTCAAAGTTTCCAACAGGTTGTGGAGAATTTAATAAGTTGTAATATGGCATAATTTTGAAGGATTCATCGAAAGATATTATTTTATAATCAAAATAATTAAGCGCGTATTTAAATTAAATTAAAAATAACCCTTGTAAATATATATATTATATATGACACTAGAATTAAAAAAGTTTGACATGAAAAGTATTAGCTTTAAGCCTACAGAACCAGCTGGTCCAGTTATAATACTTATCGGCCGTAGATCGACTGGAAAATCGTATCTAGTAAGAGATTTACTTTATCACCATCAGGACATTCCAATTGGAACCGTGATTTCAGGAACAGAAGAGGGAAATGGATTTTTCGGCAAATTGGTACCAAAACTTTTCATACATAACGAATACAATACGGCGATTATTGAAAATGTATTGAAACGACAGCGTACCGTATTGAAGGAAATTAAGAAAGAGATTGAGACCTATAAGCGTAGTACGATTGATGCCAGAACGTTTGTTATTTTGGATGATTGTTTATACGATAATACATGGACACGTGATAAGATGATGCGACTTCTTTTTATGAATGGGCGTCATTGGAAGGTCATGTTAATCATCACAATGCAGTATCCACTCGGGGTTCCGCCAGCACTCCGTACCAATATTGACTATGTTTTTATTCTTAGAGAAAATTACATCGCAAATCGTCGTCGAATTTACGAGAATTATGCGGGAATGTTTCCTACCTTTGAAGCATTTTGTCAAGTGATGGACCAATGTACTGAAAATTTCGAGTGTCTAGTAATAAATAACAACTCAAAGTCAAATAAACTACACGACCAAGTGTTCTGGTATAAAGCCGATAGTCATGGAGACTTCAAATTAGGCGCAAAAGAGTTCTGGGAATTATCTAAAGATTTGAAAGAAGATGAAGAAGAACAATATGACCCTAATAATGCGAAAAAACGTGGAGCTGGACCCAGAATTAATGTCAAAAAAACCAATAAATGGTAGAACCGCTTTTACAAATACCGCTTTTAATATAGAAATCGGTTAAAACTACTTAAAGACAATATTTTTATACATAGTATAATATGACAGACCTAAACTTTGTTGACCTAATTGAGAACAATCCTATTACAAAGCTTTCTAATACATATAATAGTAAATTGTTACAAAAAATTAAAGAACAATTTACAGGATTTGAACAACAATTGTTTATTAGTAGCTTTTATTGTTACCTAAATTACGATAAAAACAACGATTTTGTAGTCGATTTAGATAATATTTGGAAATGGATGGGATTTAAACAAAAAATTAATGCTAAAATGATATTAGAGAAATATTTTAAAGTTGATATTGATTATAAAGAAAAAAGCGCTTTTGTTGTAACAAAAGCGCTTTTTGAAAATGTTTTACCAAATTATAACTCTAGCTTAGATGAAGAAAAAACCGCTTTCCCTGATGGGAAAGCGGTTTTTGTAAAACAAAATGGAGGTCAAAATAAACAAACTATATTACTAACTGTTAAATGTTTCAAATCACTTTGTTTAAAAGCACAAACAAAAAAAGCTAGTGAAATTCACGAATATTATATGAAACTAGAAGAAGTATTACAAGAAATAGTTGAATCTGAAACAGACGAACTAAGGCTACAATTAGAACAAAAAAATGCGATTATTATGGAAATTAATACAAATAATATTCAAGAAAAAATTAAGCTAACAAAAGAAAAACAAATTGCGGTTGAAAAAGCTATTATCGTTCAATTTCCAATATATACAGAATGTATATATATTGGAACAATTGAAAATACAAATGAATCCGGAGAGAAACTAATTAAATTTGGACATACAAATAATTTATCTACTAGAGTATTAGACCATCATAAAATATATACTAATTTTGTTTTAATAAATGCATTTAGAGTTCAAAATAAAGTAGAAATAGAAAATCTTATTAAATCGTATCCTAAAATTAAAAAACAAATCAGGACTATTGATGTAAATGGTAAAAGTAAAACAGAACTTATTGCTTATACGGATTCTGTATTTACTATAGATAAATTAACTAACTGTATAAAGGATATTATTCATTCAAAAACATATAGTATTGATAATTTCAATCGGGTAATAAAAAGAAATGAAGAACTAGAAACAGAAAATAAAGTATTTGAAGAATCAAATAAAAGATTAACTCTTACAAGTATCCAACAAATAAATGAAATAAGTTATTTAAAAGAAATACTAGAAAATAAACAAAAGATTATAAACTCAATAAAGATAGAAAATAAATCTGTGTATGAAAATGTATTACTCCCTGAAGATGATATGAATACAAAGTTTAATGAATTTGTTAGAGATATTTGTATAGTTCGTCCAGACGTAGATGAATTATCTATTAATCTGGAAGGACGATATCGTTTATGGAGTCAAGTTAAACCCACTAAAGAAGTATTTCACGCGTTAAAAAGTTATTTAGATACACGATTTAAACCAACACGAATTCAAAGAAACCATGGGTATATTGGAGTTAAATTAAAACAAGTTGAGTATACTAAAAATATAACCGAAAATTCAGACGTTCAAACATTTGTTTTTCAAGTATGTAAATTTTCGGATTGTGGTAAAATATTGAATTCAGTATTGTTAAAAGAATATCAATCATGGAAAATATCAGTTAATAAAGAGTTAACCAATAATGATATGAGAGAGTTGAAAGATTATTTGAATATCTCTCCTTATGCCTTAAAAGCAACTGTATGGACAGATGAAGGTAGTAATGAAGGATACTATGGAATTGGATTGAAACAAATAGATACACCATATAAACTAAATATAATTTCTTCAACAGGTAAAAAAGTGTATAAGAGAGAAACTAATACAGATATTCTATTAGGAACATGGGATAGTATAGTTAAAGCATCTGAAGGAGAAGGAATAAATGCGTCTAAAATGAGTCGATGTATAAAAAATAAAATAGTAATAAAAGATTACTATTATTGTGTTATTTAGATCATAAAATTCATTATTACTAAATTTTATAATACATAAAAATCAAATATTTATCTCTAAAATAAAATAACTACAATGATGGATATTTTTAGATGAAATGCTAGAATAATAAAAATTTTAGTAAGTATTTTACTAATTATAGCTTTGACGATATATTTACCACAGCGGTACTCAACATGCTGTCTACCATCGTCCCGAATAAGTTTTTTGATACTTCATATAACATTTTCTGTGCTCTAAAATAGTTTCTGCGAAATACTGTAGATTTAATAATTTTAGTAAACACTAAATCGATTACAACTGCCACTAACTCAGGACTATTGTCGAAAAAGTCAGCACAAATTTCTTTGACAATATCTGCTTTTTGTGCTCCAGATTTAGGAGTAACTAGTAAATCTTCAACACACTGACACACAAATAACACAATACCGGTATTATACTTTTTCTCTTCATTTGAATAAATACTTAATACATTTGAAATACTTTCAATAATTAATTTTTTCTTAAGATCTATTTTAAATTTTTTCTCTTTTTCTTCAAATCCACTAAGAGCTCTAAAATTAATTACGGGAGCTTTAATATTCTGTACATTAAATGGAAGGTTCGGGCTAATATGCACCTTAGAATCAGGAACCGCTGATTGTTGTGCCACAGGGGATTCATCTGATAGTTTGGTAACTGTCATTTGAATCGGTTGTTTGGAAGGCGTTAGTTCGTCCATTATAAAATAAACAAATATTTTATTTTTATAAAATAAAATAATACATTATACGCAATAATATTCTAAATACAGTCATATTTAGAATATAATATAAATTAAAATATGTGTATTTTATATACGTTATGCACCTTTCCAATATAATGAATGACATTATGAAAAGTCAACCATTAAATCATACACGAGTTTCTTTAAAAAATAATAATTTACTTAATTTTAATTTAAATAAAGGACCTAAATTAAACATATTGCTAAATAATATAAATACACAACTTAAAGAACCTAAAGACTCAATTAATAATAATTTAATAAATAGTGAAAACCTTTATTCAACCATTGAACCTACATATGATTCATTTAAAGGAGAAAAAGGTGACAATGGAGAATCCATAATTGGACCTAAGGGTGACAAGGGTGAATCAATTAAAGGTGACAAGGGTGAATCAATTAAAGGTGACAAGGGTGAATCAATTAAAGGTGAAAAGGGAGAAAAAGGTGAATCAATTAAAGGTGAAAAAGGTGAAAAAGGAGAATCAATTAAAGGTGAGAAAGGTGACAAAGGAGAATCCATAATTGGACTTAAGGGTGACAAGGGTGAATCAATTAAAGGTGAAAAAGGTGACAAGGGTGACAAAGGAGAATCAATTAAAGGTGACAAAGGAGAATCCATACTTGGACTTAAGGGTGACAAGGGTGAATCAATTAAAGGTGAAAAAGGTGAAAAAGGAGAATCCATAATTGGACCTAAAGGTGAGAAAGGTGACAAAGGAGAATCCATAATTGGACTTAAGGGTGACAAGGGTGAATCAATTAAAGGTGAACAGGGTGAAAAAGGTGAATCAATTAAAGGTGACAAAGGAGAATCTATACTTGGACTTAAGGGTGACAAGGGTGA